ATGTTGAACATACAGGAATTTTTCGTTGGTCTCTTTTTACGATTAGTGGTTGTGGCAAAGAGGCTGTGGGGAAAAATCTCGCCCAAAATTGGAGACTCTAGAGGCGACGTGCCTGGTTGGGTGATGATCACTCTCATGACTAGTGCCTGACTGCTCCTAGCAACTGACTAGGCATTATCCTCCCAACGGGCAACGATACGCACCTCAGCACGCGGCCGCCCAGGCTTCACAACAATCTTGCTGACCACCCTAGCCAGAATCTCACGCTTCACCTCAGCTGGCATCTCGTCCCACTGATTCATCAAATCAGGTGGCAGCTTCACCGGCTCCAACCGCGACTCCACGCGAACAGCCATCAACTGCTTTTCCAGTGAAGCCTTCTCGGCAATCCACTGATCACGCATCCGCTCGTAAACGTCCTGGGGAACCGTCCCATCGATCAGCTTTTCAGTCAGGCCCTCAAGCCTGGCCTGCACCTTTATTAGCGCTCGCCGTAGCCGCGGGGTGGGATCTGGCGTTTTGAGGCTGGCTGGTGTGTCCGTTGTGGATTTGTTGATGTCCTCGGCCAGCTCGGCTAGCCAGGGGATGAGCGTTGCTTCGAGGGTGCTGTTCATGACGTAGCCGCCTGGGTGGAGCTTCCAGTTCGCGGCTCCGTTGCACCGGTATTTGATGGTGCGGTCGGAGCCGAAGAGGCCGGCGTACATCCCGTGGCCGCAGATTTCGCAGAATATGAGTCCGGTGTAGGGGTACTTCTCTTTGGTAGAGGATCGGGTGATGCGCCGGCTTGTCCGTCGCACCTGGTATTGCTCCCAGGTCTCTTGGCTGATGAGCGGTTCGTGGATGCCTTGGAGGACTGTTCCCTTGGAATTGAATCGCCCGGTGGCGAATGGGTTGTCCATGACTCGGCGGACGGTATTTGGTGACCAGCGGTCTGGCTTGGGGCCGGAATATCCGGCGCCTGGTCGCGTGGGGCCGTCGTTGAGGTAGTCGGTGATTTCATGGAAGGATGAGCCGGTGATGTATTTGCGGTAGCACTCTTGGAGCACTGGCCCTTCGACGGGGTCGGGGGTGAAGCCAGTGGCTCGATCGTAGTCGTAGCCGAATCGCTTCTTTCCGGTGGCGGGCAGTCCTTGCTCGACGCGTCGCCGGTGTGCTTCTTTCCAGGTGTCGCCGATGCGTTCGGATTCGAAGGCGGCGAATTCCGCGAGCATGCCTCGGGCGAAGCGGCCGGTGGAGGTGCTGACGTCTACTTGCTCGGTGGCTGATTCGATTTGTCCGCCGGCGGCTTCGACTTTGTCGATGGCCACGGCCCAGTCGAGGCGTGAGCGGGAGAGGCGGGACCATTTCCAGAGGATGATCACGTCGGCTTGTTGTTCTTCGATCATGGCCATGACGCGTTGCACTGCTGGGCGTTTCCAGGTGCGTCCGCTGATTCCGTGGTCGGCTTCTACGGCAACTACGTCATATCCTGATTGCTGGGCGTAGCGACGTCCTGCATCCTCTTGTAGCTCCAGGCTGATGGATTCTTCCTTGGCGACGGATTGGCGCAGGTAGAGGACGGCTCGTGGGCGCCGGGTCGTGTTCATTTGAGCTTGCCTCCTGTGTGCGGCCTGGTGAGCTCGTCGAGCTGGGCGATGAGTAGCATGAGCAGGTTGTCTTCTTCTTGGGTGAACTCTCTTGGTGTGCAGCCAAACGCGCCGGCAGGAAGGGTAACGGCGTTGGGGGTCGTTGGATTCGTATTCGACTTTTTCAATGTGTCTCCAAGTAACTTCAGATGTTTATTCGAGTGTGTGCGTGCAGGGAGTTGCGGGAGAAAAAATTCTCGCGAGTTGTTGATATGTACGTAGTTAGGCGATGTGGTCTGAAGGTGGCCATAGTAGTTGGATCTGGTCGCCGTCTAACGTGGCTAGCCGGTCGAGGAGTACTTGCTCGGTGACGCCTAGCTCTTCGGCCATTTCGACCGGGCATAGGGACCAGTTGGCTACGTCCTGTAGGCTTTCGAAGCTGATGAGAAAGCGAGCCACTTCCAGGCAGACCTGCCGTTCAACGGCTGGCGGTTGGCAGCCGTCGTGGCCGTGCTGGATATGAATTGCCTCGTGCGCCAGGAAGCACCTCCGCTCCACTACCGTGAGCTTCGGGTCAATCCAAATGCGCCGGCCATCCGTGGCCGCAACTATGTCCGGGTACGGACGATTCCAAATAACCATGACGTGCGCAAGCGAGCGCAGCATGCCCCAAACGTTCTGCATACATAGAACATATGTTCGAATGAATGTTTATCCAAATATGACGATGGTGCCTCTAAAATGTCAGTCGATCATGCTAGTGGGTCAAAATGTCGTGGAGATTTTCCACCGCATCAGCACTGTCAATATTGACAGGGTTGGAGCCGGCCTCTAGAGGCATAAGGAGTCGATTTACCCTTTCAGAGTCAACCTCATCTTCGTTGTAGCTCGTGAGCGCAACGAAGGTTGCCGTTCTATCGATACGCTGCACGGCATCTACAGCTGCCTTGAACGAGTAGACGCTGTTGTTTTTTAACGGAACTGCGGCTAATACGTCGATACCTCTTCTGGTCTCTATGCCAAAAGGGAACTCTAGCAGTGCGACTTCACCTGCGGCGTCCCACTTTCCTTCAAGCTTCACCTTCTCCTTTACCGAAATCTGGGACTTGCCCAGGAATCGGCGAACCTTATCAGTGAATGAATCAGTTTCATGAGACTGGGAGTCAACCATGTCAAGAAAGTACCTGTCAGCAAACCCTGACCAATCATCGGTATCCCGCAAGCTGATTCCAACATTGCGAGCAATAATATTTGTAGGTTTTTCCGCCTGGAATGCCAGGACATCATCCCATGTCCCGGAGTTCGCTGCGTCCTGCAAGTATGTGCTCCAGCTGGCGTAGTAAGACGTGGACAGGTTGAAACGTCGGAGCCAGCCGCGATCGTATTCTCCCGTGGGGCTGATCCCGCCAAGTCGCAGATGAACTTTAGATGCCTCATCGACAACTGCAACACCAATGTTGCGACCTTCATGGAGCCGAAGGTCATGAAAATGCTGTATCAAATATAGGGTTGCAGCCATGCCAAATACTCGCCTCCTCATAGACGCTGGTGTCACAATATCGTAGTGTGGTGACCTTTTAGAAAAGCCCGTCCGGCTCTCCGTCGCCCTGTTGAACTGAGAGGCCAGCAGTCGCAAGTGACTGACTCATAAGAGTTCTAATGTTGGACGCCCGATCAACAAGGAATTCCTTGTACGGTTTTAACGATGCGTGGGTGCCGAGACCGCGTTTGCGCGCAGACTCAACAGCGCGCTCAGCGTATGTAGAACCCTGTGCCCAAATATGGTCGGTCCACGGTTTGAAATCCGCATCATTCAAACCGAGATCCGACAAGTGCTTGTATCGAAGGGTAAGGTCGTGGTTTTCGTCGAGCCAGTCATTGGCGTCGGCTTCCCTGTCACCGCAAAATGCAAGTTCATGATCGATGGCCCATAAACCGATGTCGTTGTTCCACACGAGGTTCTTCGCGTCACGGTCGCCGTTGAAAATCCACTGATCAAAGACGAGAATCCCCGACAGCGCATAACGTTCGGAATTCACCAATGTCACTAAATTTGGTGGCGGTAGAACCTTTCCATCCCGCGAAGTAATACCTGAGACCCAGGCTTCCCGATTCTCCGGCAGCGAAGTTATATCCCCGAAAGGGACTGGAACACCAGCAAAATTTGCCAGGCGCGCAGCGAGATACTCATGAAGGACCAATCGCAAGCCTGTAACCCTTTGAGCCTTAACGTAGACGTGGGCCAACCCCCGCCACATCTGATTGGATGACTCAACTTCGGGAAGATCAAGTTGGTCAACCTTCATTCCGGTCTTCACTTTGGGCACTACGAATCACCGCCATCACGAGCGGGTCCGAGATCGCGCTCGCCGGTGAGTTCGTCGAGTTTTTCGCGAGTCGTCTTCACCTTTGGGTGTGCTGCAAGCTTTTCGCGTGGTGGTACTGGGATACTCCTGGCTTCTTCGCCGTGGAGTTCTGTGATGCCGTGGTCCGGTTCGGTCTTCTGTCCAGGGCGAGTGTCACCCTCGGGCGCCACGGCTCGCAGTTGTGGCGGGGTGTTGTTGGATTCTGGGGTGCGTTGCGCATTGTTTCCTGCTTCGAGGTCGACGAGGACCCGAACCATTTCGACAACGGCCTTCCGTGATTTTGGTGAGAGTAGGTCTGCGCCTGGTGGAAGTTCGTCGGCTAGTGGTGGGCCGGGGACTTGTTGTCCCGCTGCTGCGAACGCTACAGATTCCTCTACGCCGGCCAAGTATGCAATCGCCTTGAGGGTTACCTCGCTAGGCTTCGACTTATAGATGCCGTTGCGAATCTGGTTGATCGTCGTATAGACGATCTTGAAACCGGCTTCTTGCGCCTTGAAGGCTAGCTGTCGAGCGGACGTCTGGTGTCGCTCGATCGCTATTTCAATTAGGCCCTTGAGGGTTTCTGTCTCGTTCACAACCACGACTTTCCTAGATGAACTCTCACTTGCTCAATAGTGGAAACAACTTTCTTGAAAAGTAGAAAACACTACTTCCGCATAGTTTACGGGGAGATTTCACTTTTCGCCTTGACAAGTGAGTGCGAAGCGGTGTGTACTTAGGTTGTCAAAATGAAAAGTGGAAGGAATACTGGTTATGCGTGGAACACGTCGACACCTCAATCTCATTCGAAAGGAGAGTTGGATGCGTGTCATAGATCCGGCTTCGCTAAGGCGCAAGCGAATCAATCAGCGATTTAGCCAACGCGATCTGGCTGGCCTCGTGCGCCGGTCGCAGGCGACCATTCATCAGCTGGAAACCGGCAAGATGAAAACCCTCACCGAGGATCTGGCGCTGCTCATTTCGGCGCGCCTCTTCACTCCCTGGGAGGAATTGTTCACCCTCGAAGAGCATGAAATTGCGCCTTCTGTTGCAAGTGGTGTTAACACCAAAACTTCTACGGCGGAATCGAGGGTGGCATGAGCAAGCTCGGCGACAACTACGACAGGGCTAGCGAGGCCTACCGCGAGGCTCGGTTCGAGGCCATGGATGCCAAGGTGCTTGTGGGTTCGGCCGCGGTGGATATTGCTGAGCAGTTCTTGGAGACCGGCACCGCCGATGTGACGGTTCAGGCTGTCTACAAGAAGGCTAAGGAGCTGGCCGAGCGAAAAGCCGACAAGGCAACGGAAGCTTGGGAAGTCTATGACCGGGCCTACCGAATCCTGACGGGCCAGGAAAAGGAAATGCCCCCAGCAGGTGCAACTGCTGAGGGCGACGAAACCAGAACTAACCGCTAAGAAAGGCGTGATTTCAATGTCCAGTGTATCGAACACTGTTGATGGGCCGCAGGTCGAGGTTCGACCGTCGCGGGAGCAGTGCTTGCGTGAGGCCGCCGGCGTTTATGCCAGCTGGCGTGCGGAGTCTGCCACCCAGGAGGTGGCCGCATGAGCCAGGTAATCGTTCTTGTCCTGGTTGCCGGGATCTTCGTGACCGCTGTTGGGATTGTCGGTTCCGGGATCTATGTCGTCAACACTCGCGGGCGAGCTCGCCATGGAAGGGGTAAGTCGAATGGCAAAGGTTGAGGGCCGGGTGCTGATCATCCCTAGAGGGCAGCACAACCACTCGGCAAAATTGACGGTTTTCTGGGATGACGCTTCGAAAGCGGATCGTGCCCGTCAGGTAAAGGATGTTGCGACGACTTGGGGGCGCAACAAGTACCGGGGCAACTCCGTCTTTGTGGATACTTCGTCCATCGCCAAGCAGGGCGACGATGGGGCCGGCGCATTGTTCGTGAATGGGATCGAGTATGCGAAGGTCACGAGCTACGTGCACGTACCCAAGCCGGTCGAGGTCGCATCACTGTTCGATGGGGGAGCACAATGACCGCGGCGAAGATCTACGAGCAGGGCGAGCGCCGCATGTGGCGGGTCTGGACCCCGGCTGTTGTCGTCCTGGTCGCTGCCGTAATCGTGGCGAATTACCAGCCGAACGGGCTGGCCGTGTTGCTGCTGATCATCACCGGGATTGTCGCCTTCTTCGCAGTGGTCGATTGGGTGAACGTCGAAATCAAGGCTCACCGGCTGATGCGCGCCGAGGCCGAACTGCTGCTGGCCAACCACTAAGTTTTTCTTCCTTACTCTTTTGGAGGGGACTCGTGTCTCAAAAACCAGGGCAACTGAAGATGCTGCCGATATCCGCGATCCATCCGGATCCCAAAAACCCTCGCACCGACATGGGCAACCTGGACCAGCTCGCACACGAGATGAAGTCCATCGGCCAAATGGATGCACTCACTGTCTACCCGCACCCGGAGCTTGAGGGCGACTACCAGATCCAGGGCGGTCACCGCCGCCACGCGGCTGCGCTGCGCGCTGGTCTGACTGAACTCAAGTGCGAGGTCATCCCGGCGCCGGGCAACGCTGCGATGGCTCTATACACGGAGGCGCTGTCCACTGGCACCAATCACCTGCAGCTAGACCACCTCGGCCAGTCCCAGGCCCTGCAGGGTCTCCTGACTGAGGGGAAGACCGAGGCTTGGATCGCGAAGAACTTCAAGATCGACAAGGCCGAGGTAAAGCCTCGTGCTCGACTGGCCGAGAAGCCGAAGCTGGCGAAGCTCCATGAGCGCGGGACTATCGACCTGATTAGCGCCGCTTCAATCCTTGATGTGGAGGCCGAGACCGGTGACGGTTCGCTGTTCGAAAGCGTAGTCGATGAGCTGGAAGGCGCCCGCTGGAAGAGGGATCAGCAGGACGTCACCAGGCTGATCGAGCAGAAGAAGGCCAATGCGAAACGCGACGTGCTGCGTGCCGAGCTGACCGCCCAAGATGCTGTGGAGATTGACTCGGAGAACCGATACAGCGGCAAGTGGTCGAAGACCGAAGCGGTCCTATCTGTCACTCAGCATGTCGAAGCTGGACACCAGTTCGATGTGAGCACTCCGGAGTCGGTGAACTGGTGGGCCAAGACCAAGGCCAAGCAGGTGTCTCCGGAGCGCAAGGCAGAGCTGGAGCTGGTCCGCAAGCTCAACGGCACCTTGCCGACGTCGAAGCGTGCCCGCCAGCAGTTCGTGGTTTCCAAGATCCAGGACAAGAAGGCGCTCACGGATGCCGAGGATCGGGAGCTATTCACTGAAGTTGTACTCGCCGTGGACACTCTGACTCAGGAACGGAAGCAGCTGATCGCCCAAGTGATCAATCTTCCACTGCCTGAACCGGAGAACGAGGAGAGAACCTGGGATGAGGCTTACCGGAAGCGCTGCGCCATTTGGGAAGAACAAGCCTACGACTTGATTTTCAAGCTGACGCTGGGCCAGCAGGTGCGTTTGTACGCATGGCTGCAAGCCGCGAGCGCTGAGGACATGTCGCACAAGACCAACCTGTACCAGCGTGACTCATGGGAGAAGGCTGCGCGCTGGAAGCCGATGGCTACCTGGTACAACCGGCTGATCCGCTTCTTCGGGTACGTGCCAGACCGTGACGAGGTCGAGGCCATGCGTTGGGCCGCTGATCAGGACGAGCAGTGGAGTATCGGCATGGACGTCGATCTGCCCGTGGGTGCGGAAGTGGTCTGCGCCGGTTGCGGACAGCATCAAGTGGTCGCAGGCGATGAACCCACCTCTTGCCCTACGTGCGAAGACATAGGGGTGTAGTCGTGGCAACCAGGAGCATGGCAAGCATTACCCGCCAAGCACCCACAGGCATGAGTATGACCGAGGATTGGCGCGAACAAGCCTTCTGCAAAAGCTGGGACTTCAAGAAAAAAGGAGACCCATGGCACCCAAACAGCGAATCACACATCGCGGCCATGGAAGGCAAGAACCTCTGCAGTGGGTGTCCGGTCAGGTATGAATGCCTCTTCGATGCACTGGATACCGACGTCAATCACGGCATCCGCGGCGGCGCCACACCAGACGAACGCAAGAATCTCAGAACTAGGGAGCATCATGAAATTCGTTGTTGACATGTATTACTTCCGCGCAGCCTTGGCAGCTGTGAAGACCCACGCATCCAAGGACAAAGAAGACACCGTCGGACACTCGTTGACACTATCCCTTCAGCCCAACGGGGATCTACTGGTCTTCGCCGAAAACGGCCTCACCACAGGAATGGCCAGAGTAGAGGTAGACAAAGATGAATGGGATGGCGAGCTGGGGGAGTTCAGCCTGACTCCCGATATCGCCTCGACCATCATCGCGGCGTTCACACCATCCAAGACTGACTGGGAGGTGCAGCTGGAAATCTCGGTGTCGTTCACAGTCGAACGGAGGCCCGAAGAAAAGGATATCCAGGTAGCGACCATCACCATCCGTCGTCTGGGCCAGCTCTTCGGGGGTGACACTTACCGAGTCTCAACTCCGGTGCAATACCGCCAAGACCTGCAAAAGTCGTGGCACATGCTGGCTACCTACGTGCAGGCAAAAACTTCGAAGCTTCCACCGATTGAGTTCGACAGCAAAACCCTCGGCGCCTTCAAGGCTGCAGAAACCGTGTACGGCGTCGGATGCGCGCTCGCCTCCGCCGGCAGCGGCAAAATCCTGGTCATGGTCGGATCACGGTTCATAGGACTCATGTACGTATCGAAGTTGGAGCTAGACAACGAAGCCGACAAGAACTTCCGAACCACCAAACGAGCATGGATCGATCACGTGCCGATGCACCTGGCCGCCGCCAGCTGAAACCTTGTCAAAAAATTAACAAACTATCCACCTTGTACAGGAGGAACCAGTGAACGACCTATTCACCTACGCAACACAACAACACACCACGCGCTCGCCGTTCGAGCAGATCAAGCACATGACCGAGGCCGGGGCAGAGTATTGGTCGGCCCGTGACTTGATGCCGTTGCTCGGGTATGAGACTTGGCGCCGGTTCGAGGAATCGATCACTCGGGCAAAGTTCACGGCAGCGAACCAAAACCAGCCCATCGAGTCGCTTTTTGTCGGCACCGTCAAAAAGTCCGAGGGCGGCCGGCCGGCGGAGGATATCCACCTCTCCCGCTACGCCTGCTACCTGGTCGCAATGAACGGCGATCCGCGCAAACCGGAGGTCGCGGCCGCGCAGTCGTACTTCGCGATCCAGACCCGCGCCGCGGAGGTGCAGGCTCCGCCGGCCAAACCGTCCGGCGCCGAGCTGCTGGCCATGGCCGTGATCGAAGCGCAGGCGATGATCGCGGCGAAAGACCAGCACATCGCCGAGCTGGAGCCCAAGGCGGATTACGTCGATACTTTCGTGGCCGACGAGGATCTGATCACGATCCGCACGCTGGCATCCGATTTGAAGATCGGCGAAAACGAACTGCGCGCGATCCTCCTGGACCGCAAGTGGATCTACAAGCAGGAGTCCTCCCGCTGGTCGGAGTCCAAGCAGCGCAAAGAGCCGGTCTACCGGTACAGCGCCATGGCGGACAAGAAGAACTACTTCCATGCAGTGCTGGCCCATGACGCGCCACGGTTCAAGGGCGAAGTCATGCACACGCTCAAGATCACGCCGGCCGGCGCAGCCGCAGTGACTAGGCTGGTCGGCCAGCTGAGAAGAGCCGCGGACGCTTTCAAGAGCGTAGAAGGGCCGGCAGCATGAGCCAGCCAGTTCCTCAAGAGGCAGAGTCGCAGGTCGATGAGAAGCCACGCGTTCGGGTCTACACGCCAACGACTGGATGCATCAACTGCAACAACACCTTCCGGGTCCTCGACAAGGAGGAGATCGACTACCAAGTGATCAAGGTTAGCCCGGAGCATGTGGCGCTGATCGACGAGCTGAAGCGTGAAGCAGAGGCGTTGGGCGTGAAGTCTGAATATCCATGCGTGAACGTCTACTATCCGTCGACCGGCGACGAACAAATCTGGTTCGGGTTCATTCCGGACAACATCAAGAACATCAAGAAGGAGAACGAGGCATGAGCAACGAGAACATCACGGTCTTTGAACTGGGCGAAGACGGCGACACCTGGTTTGTCGATGGAACTTCTGACGCGCACAGCGCCGACGAAGCAGTGCGCGGATGGGTCGAGCGCACCACGGGCGAAACCATCGAAGCGTTCGTGGACGCTGACGACCTAGTGGAGTTCAATTTCAGATTCCGCCGCGACTGGTACTGGCTGCCCGGCGGTGGCCCTGAGAACCCGATGGATGAAGCCGCCCTGGTCTACCCGAAGGATGGTCAGTTGCTGCCGGACGCGGCACCAGTCATTGGCCCTCGCTCAGGATTCCTGGTGCAGGCATGAGTCAGCAGAACAGATCCAATGATGAGACCCCGCTAAACCTGGACGCGCTCGAAGCAGGTGCGAAGGCACTCCTCGCCGTCCAACAGCCGGAAGTCTCGGCAGACTACGCCTGGAATGTGCAGTTCGAGGATGGACGCGATGAGCTCCGGAGCGAAGCCCGCGCCGCCGTGTCCGCTTACCTCGCCGTCGCCCAGCCGGTAGTGAACAGTGTGGAAGCGATCCCGGCGCAGGTGCAGGTGATCAGTTGGGAAGAAGATCCAGAGCATGAGTGCTGGAAGCTTGGACCTGATGAAACGTTCGTCGGATTGATCGTTAAGTCCGGGCGCTCATGGTCACCAGCGGATAAGTACACGCTCCACGTTGAACGCCCGGCGGTAAACGATGCCTAGGAAGCCACTGGACTACCAGCACAACGGCCGGTACGTGAACCGGTACCTATCGGGCATCAACAACTTTCGCAAGTACGAAGCGTGGATTATCTCAGTAACGAGAAACAGGTACTGCCCGCCGATGGAACCTGGCGTTGATACGGCGGTCATCCGCAACCCGCGCATGAAACCACTACTACACCGAGGGAAGAAACCATGAGCGAGAACATCGAAGTATTCAATCTAGGCGATGACGGCGAATACTGGCTCGTCACCGGCACTACCGATGCGCATAGTGCAGAGGTTGCCATCCGCAAGAACGACCGCGAGCTAGGAACCTATCTGGAAGACGAGGATCAACTCAAGTTCAAGTATCACCGCGACCTCGTATGGCGATGTGGCGGGATTCAGCCGAGCCGTTGGGAAGATGACGAGCTTCTAACTGTGCCTGAGCACTTCGAGCGGTATGGGCACGAGGCTAAGCGTGTCCACCCATTCAGCGGATTCTTGGTGACGCTCTGATGGGCGCTAATGACAAGGTGGCAGCGACGTTTCGCGGCGGGGAATGCACGCCGGATGCTGATGGCCTTCGCGACCTGTGGGTGGACTCAAAACTAGACCACCTGCCAAGAGCTGCAGGGATTCCTCTGGTTCCAACCGTGCAAGCCGAGTTCGACCGCTGGCTTGAAACAGTCCGCGCCGAAGCGAAAGCTGAACCGCTGCGAGAAGCAGCAAGTGACGTGTTCGATACCGAGATGCCAGCCCACACCGCCCGATGGCTCGAAGACCGCGCCAACCAGTACAAAGGGACCACCGATGCCTGAGCCGATCAAACCAAAACATCCGAAGGACGGAAGCCCGGTTCCCCGCCTCGACACCCTTCGGGACATGGACGAAATCCAAACTGGGGAACTCGGCGCAAAACACATTGGTCTCCACGTCGTAATCAACGCCCCGCACGAGCCACCACTCTACGGACGCATCACCTTCCTAACGCATCAACTCTTCGTCACCGTCATCGAAATCACCTGGAACGGCATCCAAACCAAATACCGCTCCGACCCCGAGCAATTCATCAGAATCGAGGCACACCAATGATGCTCATACGAGCACTCACCGACGACTCGGAAAAAATCTACGTCTGCCGAAACCCACACACCCTCCGATGGATCACCCTCCAACGAGGCCACGCCATCGCAGACACCGAACACCCAAAAGAAGCGCTCGCCGTAGCCAGGGCCGAAGCCCAGAAGCTCCCGAAGAAGACGAATAGGAACGCCAATGTCTTGGTTGAAGCAGTCGGACATCGCCGCGAATCATCCTCTCGTTCTTCGGGTATTGGAGTGGAAGGACTACGACGAGCGTCTGCTCAATGAGATGTACGGCTGGGTGAACCGCTGCGCAACGATGTCAGCGGCTCACGATATGGATTACATCGTGGAGATTGGTGTTGCTCGCAGTCTGGCGTGGGGACGATATGAAGCCTTGCGCGATGCGGCAGTGTTCTGCGGGATCTTCTTCGAAAAAGAGATCACCGAGGAGACCAAAGACGATGAGGGCAACGTCATCGGCACGGAGCCGCGCCAGGTGCTGAAGCTCGTGGAAGAAAAAGACCTCTTCCACATGATTCTTCGTTCCGAAAAGGAATGGGAAGCTCAACGCCAATACGACAACCGCAACCCCGAGCGTTCCGGCCCCGTCCGGAAGCGCGACGGCGACGAATGCCGTTGGTGCGGCCGAATCACCAGATGGGACTCTGATCGCAGGTCAGCGCGAATGGGAACCATCGACCACCTCAAGCCAGGCGAGAAAAACGCGAAGGTCGAAGACCGGGTCGTCGCCTGCAAATCATGCAACTCTTCAAGACAGGACGGTGACAACTGGGACAAGGAACTTAGGCCCGTGCCGACGAACCCGTACTACAGTGCGGCGACGGCGAAGTGGCTAATGGAAAAGTGTGGTTTCGACGTCAAGCCGACTGAGGAACGCAAGGAAACGAAGACTCCCGCCAAGTCTCCGGCAGATCAGAAGCAGGCTGTTGAACCTCCCGCCCGTGGTGAGGATCCGGCCAAGGTGCGCGCAACGGACACCTCCGGCGCCACCATTGCTTCCGATACTGCGACGGAACAGACCTCCGCGGTCGAGTCACCTGGTGCAACGGATTCCCCGGCCCAGGTTGTGAGGTCGCATTCGGATCTAGCTGCGTTCCCGAGCGTCGAGTCAATCGAAGCCCGCGCCGAAGCTGTTGAACCTCCCGCCAAGGTCGACGGTCCAGCTGCAGATCTGAGCAACCAGGCTCCCGAACCAGAGAAAGCGACGGCTAACCCCGGTCGCTCTGGTGCACGGTCGAACCAGGCAGCCGATCAAACACCGATCAAACACCGATCAATTGATAATCAAAAACCGACCACAGGTGACAGCTATGTCAGATCTGGGTTTGCCGGGTCGGGTCGGGACGGGTTGGGCCGGGCTGGGCTGGGTCTGGACGGGCACGCTGGTGCCGCTCCTGGGTCCTCTAGCTCTGTGCGTGAATCAAAGCCTCGTCGAAGACGTAATAGACCTCGTAGGAGGAAGAACTAATGAAGTACAACGAGCAGCAGTTCAAGAGCCCTGTCCTCCTGTGGAGTGAAGCAGAGTTCCAGTCGCACGTGGTTCGGCTGGCCAAGACCTTGGGGTACACGAAGATTTATCACACTAAGGATTCTCGCGGTTCAGAGGCAGGGTTTCCGGATCTGATGATGATCCATGGCAAGACGAAGCGGGCGATGTTCGTGGAGTTGAAGTCGCAGCAAGGACGGGTGAGTGCAGCGCAGGAATCGTGGCTGGATGATCTTCGGCTTGGTGGCCACTTCGCGGATGTGTGGCGTCCTTCGGATTGGGTTTCGCGCCGGATTGAGAAGTTGTTGAGGGCAGGGGCGACCAATGCCAGAGCATGAGAATTCAAAGGATTGCGGTTGCTGGGGATGCGTGCAAATGAGGACATCTGAAAGTGGGGAAGTGCCGGTGGAGAGTCGGTCGATGTATCGGTTGGTTCAGGTGTGGCGGCTGAGGGATCAGCTCTTGGAATCGACGCATGAGATTGAGCGGTTGCCGGAAGGTCCTCGTGTGGTGAAGACCGAGGCGCTGTTGCTATTGCTGGACAGGGCGCTGAAGCCATCGGGGGAGCAGGGGTCAGGGGGCAGCTCTTCAGGTCCTGGGCTCCCATTGGATGCGGCCGCGCTCGATCTGCAGATGAAGATCGAGCAGGAAGCAAACGACCAGTATTGGCTGAGGTACCCAGGCAAGTCGGCGCCGGGCCTGTATGAGAAGGTAATCCAATGGGTGGAGGGGCTGAGTATCCATCATGAGAACGGGTCGGTCACTGTGGACGATGATGCGCTCAATGAATGCCACCGCGTGCTTGCGTCATGGGTCCAGGAGATTGAGTCGTTGTTGAACCCACCGATCATCGTTGCCCTTCGCCGGCCGTGCCCGGCCTGCAATTCGGATGAGGTGCGCGAGGAGCTGAACGGTGAGCGCGTGGTGAATCGTGCAGTCGTCGCTCAGATCCGCCGGGGCAATCAGGAGACATCTGTCCTGGTACTGTGCCGTGTGTGCGGCGCAGAGTGGAAGGGCAGCGACATCCATATCCTGGAGCAGCTGACCAGATCAGCGTGATTCGACAGATCATCGGCAATCGTTGTACGATGATCGTGCTTACCACAGGTGTATCCAAAAGCCTGTGAATCGAAAGCCCAGCCAGTTATCGGCTGGGCTTTCGTCGTATCTAGGCAGGTGCAGATGCTCAGCGAGTGGGATCCAAAGCGCGGCCGTACTGGCAGGCCATGGCGACGGCTGGTCGCAACGTATTGCAAGCCGGGCACACTGTGCGCTGGATGCGGTGGCGAGATAATCTTCGGGCTCCGGCCACGTCATCCACTCGGCCCGTCGCTCGATCACATTGTTGCTCTCGCTGATGGCGGGCATCCCACGGCACCGTGGAACCTTCAGCCCATGCACCTCGGGTGCAACGTGCGCAAAGAAAACACAAGGCGAAGGCAGATCGCCGTTGAACGTCGGAAGCCAAGACCTGAGACAAAATTGTCCGCATTCAGGCGTCGCTGACCTTCCGTCAGCCCAGGGAATGCCCGGTTTTTTAGAGAAAGCGCGTACGGATCACCCGCGCATGTTCCATTTTTTTCTCTCTCCCCGAATCCCCGGGTAGCGCCCTACATATGTAGGCAGGTCAGTCAGCGAATTCGCCGATTTTTTACCAGATTTCAAGAAGGGCGGTAAAGAGTATGGAAGCCTCCGAAACTCCTCTGATTCCTTACCGCCATGGCAAGGGCGAGCCCAATCTCAACGGGTACCGTCGTGGTTGCCGCTGTGCAGGATGCAAGAAGGCTAAACGCGATGACATGGCGGCGTACCGCGCTCGCCGGAAGTTGCGCGAACAGGGCGGGGAAGTGGTCCTGGACGAGCTGCCGGAGCTCCCGCCGGCCATTGACCCGTCGAGCATGTCGCTGGACTGGCAGGCAGCGCCTGGGCAGATCGAGGAAGTGCTTACTGGTGAGCTGGACAAGCTCGTTGGAGAGCCACCGTTCAAGAAGACTCTTGTGGTCTTGGCAAAGTACAACGCCCGTGTTTTGGACCAGATCCCGCGCATTGAGCGCCCGGATCTGATTTCGGGCATGGAGTCCAGGCTGTTCAATGTTTTCGATCGCTTGCGCAAGGTGACCGATGGTGGCGACAAGGCAGCTTCGTCACCGGAAGAGTTCTTGGCCGGCCTTTTCAATGAGGAAGGTGGCCGCTCTGCGTAATAGGAGGTGGCCGTCATGGAGTCGCTGTACGCTCCACGCAACCCGGCACCCCTATACTCGACGCCGCGCAATCCACAGCGTGAGACGCGTGGTGGCCAGGTAGCCAAGGTCATGAAGGCCATGGGCAATACTCCGATGCCGTGGCAGCGCGACGCGTTGAACGTCGCGTGCGAAATTGACCCTCGCACCGGTGGCTATTGGTACGACACCGTGATTGTTGTGGTTCTTCGTCGCGCCGGGAAGACCACGGTCAGCCGCGGCAAGCTCACGCACCGCGCGCTGACGACCCAAGACGCGCGCATGATCTATACCGCCCAGAACCGTCTGAAGGCACTAAAACGGCTCAAGGACGACTACTACCTTCCATTGCACCGCTCACCCCTGGACATGTTTCTGGCGAAACCACGCTGGCGCGGGGGAGAAGAAGCGCTTCGGTTCATCAATGGTGCGGAGCTGGCCATCGATGCCGTGAAGCGCGAATCGGGCCACGGCGATGCCAACGACGAGGCGCACATCGATGAAGCCTACGTGCACCGCGACAGCATGCTCGAAGGCGGTATCCAGCCAACGATGATGACCATCGTCGGTTCTCAGATGTGGGTGCTTTCGGCTGCGGGAGATACCTCATCGGCTTATCTCAAAGACAAGGTCGATCTGGGCCGGGCGCTCATCGATGCGGGCGTGGAATCACGCACCTGCTACATCGAGTACTCGGCACCGCTGGATGCAGATCCGAACGACGTTGAAACCCTTCTTGGATGCCACCCAGCTATTGGATACACCATCGACGCTGAGCGCGTGATGAACCTGCGCGTGAACACGACCGACAAGACCGAGTGGGAGCGCGCCTGGTTGGGCTGGTGGCCTGCCGCCAAGGGGCCTCCGAAGCTCATCCCGGATCTTGCCTGGAAGAAGAACTTCGTGCCATCCGACGGCGAGGAAACCTGGGAGGGCACACCGTTCTGGGCAATCGACGTTTCGCCTGAGCGCGATTACGCAACGATCGCGCTGGCGGCCAAACCGATGGACCCGAAAGCCAACGCGTACGTCGAAGTGTTCGACCGGCTGGACGGCACCCATAGCGTCGTGGCCGCACTGAAACGCCTTAGCAACGGGCTGGGCGGAAAGAAAGTCGCAATCGACGGCAACGGCTCTGCAGTGTCCCTGAAGCAGGATCTGAAGGATGAAGGCTTTGAAGTCATCACCGTGACCGGCCCTAACCGAGTGGCCGCGTGCGGAGACTTCTACGACAAGGCCCTAGTAGGAAGCCTCCGATTCATAGATGACCCGCTGCTCAACGACGCCATGGCCTGCACAGTCAAGCGCATCATCGCAGACAAGGCCTTCGTCTTCGCCCGCGGCCGAGAACTCAAAGACATATCGCCCATGTACGCCGTGACACTGGCCCGCTGGCTGTACATCGAGAAACGAGAGGATGCCTACGATGTCAATGAAACGCTCGGATGACCTACGCCCTGTAGGGCTTACGTCCATCCTCGATCTGCTCGGATCACTACTAGTCATCGTCGCTATCGCGCTCGCCGTGGCCGTGTACACCTTGCCCGGGGCTCTGGCTGCGGCCGGCGTGCTGGTGCTCCTGCTGTCCTGGCTGATTGATCGGAGAACACGCACATGAGCCTTTTCCGACGCTCAAGCATCGAGACTCGATCCGGCGGCGATGGCTGGCTCAGCGTATTCGGTGCTGGCAAGGGCATGGACGGATCCATGAAGTCAGCGCTTCGCCTGGTTCCGCTGTACGCGGCCACGAGCCTGATCGCCGACTCGATAGCGATCATGCCGTGCAGTGAGTATGAGTCCACGGGTGGATCCAAGGTGAAAGCACGGCAACAGTCCCAGCTCATAATTGATCCGCACCCGGCGGCCACCATGACCCGCATCGAATGGCTGCACCAGTTCGCCACCAGCTTCCTGCTGCGCGGCAATGCCTACGGGCTCATCGTCGCAGTGGACAGCGTTGGCGTTCCATCAAAGATCGCCTGGTTGCACCCTGACGCGGTGGCGGTAGACGAGAGTGGAAGTCAGCCAAAGTACCAGTACAAGGGCAATGATCTGGACCCAAGCACTGTCGTGCATATCCCGTGGTATCCGGTCCCCGGCTCCGTGGTAGGCCTGTCACCGATTGGCCAATTCCGGCAAATGCTTGAAACAGGCAGTTCGGCAGAGCGATATGGAGCCGACTGGTTCAAGAATGGGTCCACCCCCTCAGGTCATCTGAAGTACAACAAGGGATCACTGAACGGATCCGAGTCGGCCACGGCCAAGGCTCGATTCAAAGCGGCCGTAGCCAACAATGACGTGTTTGTTTCTGGCGAGGACTGGGAATGGAACGCAGTCAGCGTCAAGCCCAACGAAGCGCAGTTCTTGGAGACGATCAAGGCCACCGCCAACCAGATCGCGGCGATCTACCGGGTAGACCCATCGGACATCGGTGGCGAAGCCGGCAACTCGCTGACCTACTCCACGCTGGAAATGAACCAGATCAAATTCCAGTCCCGGGCGCTGCAACCAATCTTCACCCGGCTGGAGCACCACATCACCAGACTGCTCCCGGAATACCACTACATGAAGTTCAATCCGGACGCCCTGGTGCGAACCGACATCAAGACCCGAACCGAGGTGAACAAGCTCAATCTGGAAATCGGGCTGCTCACCAACGACGAAGGCCGCGAACTGGAAGAACGACCAATCCTGAACGACAAGCAAAAGCAGGAATGGCAAAAGAACTACGGCAAATCGCCAACCACGCCGAAGGAGGAAACCTCGTGAAAACCAAAGACATCGAACGACGGTTCCACACAGCCAAGATCGAACTGCGAGCCTCCACCAACGGAATCGGCGTGCTGTTCGGCTACGCCGCCGTGTTCAACCGCTACAGCCAAAACCTCGGCGGCTTCGTCGAACAAGTGGACCCGGCAGCATTCAACAAGACCATCGCAGACGGTGTAGAAGTCCTGGCACGCTTCAACCACTCCGATGACGCACTGCTGGGAACCTCGCTCGCCGAGACCCTGCGCCTCGGCACCGACGGCACCGGCCTCTGGTACGAAGTGGACCTTCCCGACACCAGCACCGGCCGAGACGTCAAAGCGCTCGCAGAGCGTGGCGACCTGCGGTTCAGTTCCTTCGCCTTCCGCACCATGGAGGACGACTGGGGGTACACGTCGGAGGACTTCCCCCTGCGCACGCTGAAAGCGGTTCAGTTGGTCGATGTGGCTCCGGTGGTGAATCCGGCGTACCGGGACACCACGACCGGCCTGCGCTCGCTGGCTGACCGCTTCGAGCTGGATTTGGAAGAAGCACGCACCGCGGCCGAGCAGAACAAGCTGGCAACGCTGCTGCATGACAAAGAGACTTCCCGAGCCCACGGGCACGAGGAGAAGCCGGTGGACGGACAGGGCGCAACTCATCCGTCCATCGGCGAATTACGAGCCAAGCTTGACGCCCAGTCGCGTCGAGCCCAGCTCGCTGAGCACATGCTCTAACCCCGTGGGCAGGTAGCAAACCACCCGCATTCCGAAATCACCCGAAGCCCGGCATCGTGCTGGGCTTTCGTCATTTCTGAAAGGAATGATTATTCATGGCCAAGACCTTGGCACAGCTGCTCATGGAGCAGCGCAAGAACATCGAAGCGCAGATGCGTGCTTTGCTGGATAGCGCAGAGAAGGAAGAGCGCAGCCTCTCCGCCGAGGAGACTGAACAGTTCGAGAAGATGAGCTCGGACATGGACTCCCTGCGCAAGCAGGCGGATTCCTTGGTGCAGGCCGAGGAGCGCACCCGTGCTGCCGGCGACGCACTGGAAAAGGCCGGCGTGAAGGGCAACGAAGAGCGTGGCGCAGAGCGCGACGTGGAAACCCAGCTGCGTTCCTTCCTGAAGGGCGAAACTCGCAGCTTCGAAGGCTTCGGCACCGAGGCAGAAACTCGCGCGCTGTCCACCGGTACTCTGGGCGCTGGCGGTGCCACCGTTCCGACCACCTTCTACGGCCAGCTCATGGAGCACGCCATCGAGGTGGCCACCATGCTGGCAGGCGGAGCCACTACCTGGACCACAACGAGCGGCGAGAACATCGACGTTCCAGTGACCGTGACCCACCCGCAGGGTGCGCAGGTTTCCGAGGGCGGCGTAATCCCGCAGTCCGACCCGGTATTCGGCAAGCGGACCCTCGGTTCGTACAAGTACGGCGACCTGATCGAGGTCCCCAAGGAACTGCTGGAAGACACCGGCGTGGACCTGCAGGGCTACCTGGCTCGCGCTGCGGGCTGGGCCATCGGCAACGCCTTGGGCCAGAAGCTGATCATCGGCACCGGCACCAGCGAACCAGCCGGCATCGTCGGCAGCTCCACCCTGGGCAAGACAGCCGGATCGTTGACTCCAACCTTCGATGACGTGATCGACCTGTTCTACTCGGTCATCGGCCCATACCGAAACCGCCCGTCGGCTTCCTGGGTCATGGAGGACACCACCGCGGGGTACCTGCGCAAGCTCAAGGACGGAAACCAGAACTACATCTGGCAGGCCTCCGTGATTGCCGGCACCCCGGACACCATCGAGGGCAAGCCAGTACGCACTGACCCGTACATGCCAGTGATGGGCGCCAACGCCAAGCCGCTGCTGTTCGGCGACCTGGCTTCCTACGTGGTGCGCCTGGTCAACGGAGTCCGCTTCGAATCCTCGGAGCACTTCTCCTTCAACAAGGACGTCATCACCTTCCGCGCCCTGGTGCGCGGTGACGGCCTGCTGATGGACCAGTCCGGTGCCGTGAAGCACCTGCTGTTGCCAGCAGCCTAACCAAGCAAGTATCTCTGGCGGCCGCCCTTCCCCCAAGGGCGGCCGCCAGCGGTACCCCAGCATTCTTCGAAAGGAACGATCATGGCAACACTAGTGCGCATGCGCGCTTTGATCTCCGGATCGCGCAACGGCAAGAAATGGCCCAAGCCTGGCCAGACCATAGACCTCCCCGAAGCTGAAGCGGCCCAGCTGATTGCCCAGGGCATCGCCGAAGATCCCGCTGCCGCCGAGACAGCAACCTCGGCCGAGGGTGCCGAGCAAGCTGTGGCACCCGCCGGCAACAAGCCATTGGCATCCATCCGCGAGGAAGTCAAAGAGGCCCTAGCCGCAGAAGCCAAGGCCAAGGAAGAAGCTGAGAAGGCCGAGGCAGAAGCCAAGGCAGCCGCGGCAAAGGAAAAGCCCAAGGCCCCGGCAGCTAAATCCAAGGAGGCCTGATGTCAGCGGTTGACCTCGGCTCAACGTACACGACCGAATGGAAGACCCGCCCGGAGACTGCCACGCTCACAGCCGAGGTCACCCGCCCGGATGGAACCGCGGGAACTGCCAGCATCGACCAAGCCACAGGCAAAGCGTCGATCACAGCCGACATGGCCGGCCGCTGGCGCATCGCCTGGGGCGCAGATAACGGACTGGTCTACACAGACATCTTCGACGTCTGGCCAGCGGATCCGCGCTTCATCATCAGCATTGATGATGCGCTCGCCGGTCTGAATGCAGAACGTGCCAATGATCAGTACATCGATGATCTTCGCCTGTACATCGCGGCGGCTACTCCGGTTATCGAGGACATCACTGGTCCGGTCCTGCTTTCGACGGTGACCGTGACAGCGGCCGGCGGTGGAAGTTCAGTGCTGCTGGACTGGGCGGCCCGTGAGGTAACGCAGGTCATTGTCAACGGTACGCCCGTGGCTGAATGGTATGTGGAGCATGGGATTCTCTATGCCGGCACCCGTCAGCGACTGGGAACCTTCCCGGCAGGAACGCTGGTGGCCACTGTCCAGCTCGGCGCCGACACCGTGCCACCGAATATCCGGCTCGCCGCGCGTGAGCTGGTCCGCCACTGGGTGCAGATCGGCAAGCAGTACGGGGGCGGCTCAGGCATCCGCAGCGACCCGACGGACGAACTGTTCACACCATCTGGTTTCGCCGTTCCACGCCGCGTGGTGGAGCTGTGCACGCCGCACCAGCAGATTGGTGGTTTCGCATGAGTTCGACCTTCACCGCAGGCATGGCATTCAAAAAAGCCTTGTTCGAAGCGATCAAGGCGATTATGGCCGAAGCAACGGATACCAAAGATGTCTTAGTTGCCCCGGGCGCTCCGGGGAGCTTCCAGCCCGACGAGATTATCGCTGTGACCGAACTGGAAGTGCAACAGGATTTCGCCACGATGGGTCCGAACCGAACCCGAGAGGAAACGCTCACCGTCACCGTCGTGTTCTCGTGCCTCATCGGCGGCGACGATACGCAGGAGCTGCCTGCCCAGGAACGCGCTTTTGATCTGCTGGGCCGGATCGAACGCCACGTGCGCATGGTCGATACCACCCTGGGTGGCGTGGTGCGCCAGTGCCTGCTCACAGGCGTGCAGACCGACGGTCAGACCCCCGAAGAATACTTGCAGGCCGGACGCGGCGTGGACGTCACAGCAACCTTCACCGCCCGCAACCGGGTCCGAGGATAGGAACGAGCATGGCTCAGAACATCAAGATCAAGAACATCTCTCCACTAGGCGACCTCGACGTGCCCCTGCTCGGGCAGATCGTAAAAGCAGGACAAACCATCACCGTGCCAGCCGCGGCAGCTGACCGGCTGCTCGCCCAGACACGCAACTTCGAAAAGGTTGGAGGCAACCGATGACCACGCAGCTTGATTGCTCTCTAGGGCTCGGCAAGGAAAGCGATTACGGAGTGCCAGCCACGCCGGATCAGTTCCCGGAATTCATCTCCGAGTCACTGGCATGGAACCCGGAAATCGTGCAGGGCGAAGGACTGCGTGTAGGGTCGCGTGCCCCGCGCACCGCTCGCCGCGCTCTGGCCAAGGAAATGTCCGGCGGTGACATCGAGCTCGAAGCGACCACCAAAGGCCTCGGTGTATTCCTGCACGCGATCTTCGGAGCATCCACCACCGAGCAGATCGGTAGCGGCCCCGGCCACCAGCAGGTGCACACGTACACCAAGGGCGAGCTGCCGTCCTACACCATCCAGAAGGGCGTACCGCTGATCGGTGGCGGAGCGATCCAACCCCACACCTTCCATGGTGCCGTTGTGGAATCCGCTGAGTTCAGCGCTGCGCAGGGCGAAATCGTCAAGCTCACCACAACCTGGAACGCCCGCGAAATCGTCACTGACACCCCATACGTGCCTACCGTCTACCCTGCAGACATGGAACTGTTCACCTTCGTGCACGGCTCCATCAACATCGGCGGATCGGTCACCGCGCCAACCGGCACAGCGCTGGCCACCGGTGGCACCCCGGCCGGCAACATTACCGAGTTCACCTTGTCGCTGTCCAACGGCATCGACGAAGGCGGATTCACCTTCGGGTCAGCAGGCAAGCGCGGGCGCCGCCCCGAAGTCGGCCTGATCGAAGCCACCGGCTCCATGGTGGCCGAGTACGACAACAACATGCTGCGCGACGCCTTCCTCAACCAGGAAGCGCTGCAGATCGTGCTCACATTCGAAGCCGGAGCCGAGATCTCCGCCGGCGTGCGTCCTGCCCTTCAGATCTTCCTGTCCTCGGTGAAGCTCGACGGGCAGGTCCCCGCATCCAACGGCGGAGAGCCAGTAACCCAGTCCATCGACTTCACCTCCCTGGACGGACTGCTGGCAGGTGTCGAACCGGTCTACGCCGTATACCGTTCAACCGACACCGCGTACTAATGAGCGGCAACGACCCGCAGATTGAATTCGACACGAAGAACCTGCGTGCAACACTCCAACGGGTCAAGGAAGAGCAAGGGCCGCGCATGCTGCGCAACCTCCGCAAGAACCTCCGATCCGTGGGTGATGGCATTATCGCCGGGCAACGCCAGGAACTCACGGCACCGTTGCCCGGCGTGGCCATCCGAAGCGGAAAGAAGATCGTTCGGGTCAAGCCACGTGATGGGCGCAAGGGCTACCTGCGCACCATCAACGTCTACGAAGCACGAGACGCCAAACGCTCACGCAGTACCAACTTGCGCGCCAGCATCAAGCAGAACCTCAAGACCCGAGTCGTCGCCGGAAAGACCCGCTCTGGAATCCGCATCGAAGCAGCCAAAACCCCGAGCAAAACCAGCGGCAAAAAATACGACATGGCCAAGGTCTGGAACAAGAAGACCTTCCGCCACCCAGCCTTCGGCGGCCGCGGCGGCGAATGGGTCACCCAGTACGGCCAACCCTACTGGTGGAAGCCAATCGCCAAGGGCAGCAAACAAGCAGCGATCCAAGCCGAAAAGGCAATCAACGACGCACTGAACGGAAAAGGATAACCATGAAGCTCGTAGTAGGCGACAACAAGTACCCGCTCAAAGAAGGAATCGCCAAAGCCAGCCTCGGCGACCTCTACGTCCTGAAGATCAAATCAGGCATGGGCATCAAAACCCTGATGCACACCTTCAACAACCTCAAAGGCGCCGAATCCCACCTCGACTTCCTAGAAGACGAAAACGGCATCCAAGCACTGCGCGCCATGATCTTCCTCTGCCGACGAGCCGCCGGAGAAAACATCGACTTCGAAGAAGCAACCAACATGCCACTGAGCTCCATCGGATTCGAAACAGAAGAACAGGACACCCCCGAAGCCGACCCAAAAGAAACCCCGACGGCTTCCGCTCCGGACGACGAACCTCACACTCCGGAGCCAACAACCACATAGACGACATCGAACAAAGCGTCTTCCGCTGGCTCCCCACCATCTCCCACGTCTGGCCAGGAATCACACCCCTCAACGTCTGGGACATGAAATACGACATGTGGATCCTCTACGTCCGCCACGCAGACAAATGGACCGAACAACAAAAGAAAGCCCGCGAACGCAAGCGCTCGCCGAGAGCGGGCCGCCGACGCTAGGCAGGAAGGGTGGCCATGGCTGTTCAGAAGCTGATGTTCGACATCATCGGCAATGCCAAGAATGTAGATAAGGCATTCGATGATGTGGTGAAGTCGGCCGAGACAATGGGTGGCAAGCTCAAGTCTGCAGGCAAGAGCGCCTTCGCCGGCATGATGGATCCGAAGGTTGGCCTGGGTGCGGGTGCTACCGCAGGTGCCGCGCTGACCCAGGGGTTCATGTCCGCCCTGGATAGCGATCAGATCAACAGGGAAATCTCTGCTGGGCTCGGCCTCAACCCGGGACAAGCCGCGGCTGCAGCGAAGGCAACGGGTGATCTGTACACGAGCGCCTTCGGCGATTCGATGCAGGAAGTCGGAGGAGCCGTGGAGACGGTCATCTCCACATTCCCAGGCATGAAGTCAGCCGGCGAAGACGCGATCGAAGCCATGACCGGCAAAGCCATGGCTCTGAGCAAGACCTTGGAGACTGATGTAGGGCAGGCTGCCAGTACCGCAGGCATCATGGTTGCCTCGGGCCTGGCCAAAGACGGCGCCGAAGCAATGGATCTATTGGCAGCCGCGTCGCAAAACGTTCCCAAGGAAATGCGTGGCGAGCTGATCCCTACCCTCAGCGAATACGCCAAGGACTTCCAGGCGTTGGGCATCAAAGGCCCGAACGCCATGGGTCTGATTGCTGACGCTGCCCAGGGCGGAACCATCCAGATGGACAAGACCGGTGACGCCCTCAAGGAATTCATGATCCGTGCTTCCGACCTGGACGACACGGGCGCACAGGACGCGCTGAAGGGCCTGGGGCTATCCGGCACGGACATGGCCAACAGCCTGCTGGCCGGCGGGGATCAAGCCGCTGGCGCATTCGCGGAAATCGTTGGTGGATTGCAAGGGATCAAAGACCCTGGCAAGCAGGCATCGGCCGCTGTAGCCCTGTTCGGCACCCCGCTGGAGGATATCGGCAAGGACAAGATCCCGGGGTTCTTGGATGCGCTCAGCTCTGCCGATGGCGGCTTGGGTCAGACACAGGGGAAAGCTGACGAGCTGGCCAACGCTTTGACAGACGGACCTTCGGCTGCGCTTTCAACGCTTGGCAGAGAAGCTGAGACAGCGATCGGTGGAATGGTGGCCGGCGCGTTGCCGGTCCTGGAACCGCTGCTGGAGGGGCTGGCGCAGTTCGCTCCAATCCTCGGTCCGCTGGTGTTGGCCATCGGCGCGTTCGCGATTGCCCAAGGCATCGCCAATGCAGTCATGTGGGCGAGCCCGGTGACGTGGATCGTTGCTGGCATCGTCCTGCTGATAGCCGCACTGGCGCTCCTGATCGCAAACTGGGACGCAGTGGTGGCATGGGTGAGCGAGGTCTGGGGCGGATTCATGACGTGGCTGAGTGAAGCCACCGCCGGTTTCGTCGCCGGATGGAACGCCATGTGGGCCGGAGTCGGCGCGTTCCTCGCCGGAATATGGCAAGGCTTCGTAACTGGCGCTCAGAATATGGGACAAAATCTGGTGAACTTCTTCACCGGACTGCCGGGAGCAATTCTCGGCGTCCTGTCCGGCGCCGGAAACTGGCTGGTCGAAACCGGTCGCAACGTGATCCAGGGCCTGCTCGATGGCATCAGCTCGCTGGCAGGAACGATCGGAAACTTCTTCCTCGACCTGCTGCCGGATTGGATCGTCGGTCCATTCAAGGCTGCGCTGGGTATCCACTCGCCGTCCAAGGTGTTCGCTGGTTTCGGCGAGAACATCGGTGAAGGCGTACTGGTCGGTGTTGAGGACATGGCTCCTGCAATCGATAGCTCGATGGCGCACCTGGTGGAAGTGCCGGATGATCCGGGGCCCATCGGTTTCGCAGCTGCTACAGCGCCAGTTTCTTCGGCACCTCAGGTTACCGAGAAGACGGTCACCTACGCGCCGAAGTACGAGGTGCAGGGAGCTGACGCTGAAGAGGTTTATCAAAAGCTGTGGGCCAGGTTCAAGAGCGAGACGAAGAAAGAGGGACTGAGCTTTGGGTAGCGAGTTGAGCCTGATTATCGGAGGCATGGAACTCAACGACCCCCAGTACCGCTATGGCCGGCTGGAAGTGGACGACATTGACGGGTGGTGGAACCCGCCATCTCGGAAGAACCAGGACTCAGCCCGAGTCAACAGCGATGGCGACTACGGCAGCGAGAACTATTTCGAGGCGCGCTATGTGTCGATTACGGGGGCTTTCGTTGCGAAGGGGGAGTCGGAGCGGTGGAAAGGGGCAAACGCATTAGCTGCGCTCCTTTCCACCGGGCCCAAGCTGATGACGGTCAGCATCGACGGCGATGTCCAAACAGCCATGGTCAAGGCGACGGATCAACCCGATTTGAAGTGGCTCGCCCCGCGACTCGCTGAATACACCATCCAGGTCAAAGCGGATGACCCGTACAAGTACGGGGAGCGTCGCGAGGTCTCTGTGGCTTCGGGCGGTTCAGACACCGTCTTCCACCGCGGGACGGTGGGAGCATGGCCAAGCGTCGCCCTGTCGGGGAGCATGCCGGACGGCTACACCGTCACGATCGGCGGCCAGTCGGTGTCGGTGCCAATGGGTCTGGCTTCCGGGGAATCGCATCGGATTGACTATCGCCGTCGGCGTCTCTATATCAATGGATCTCTTTTCATGGGTGCGTTCGGTTCCCAGAACTTCCGGTCCATCCCGCCCGGACTGCGAACAGCAGTTTCCTTGTCCGCGTCCAGCGGGTCCGGCACTGCCGAGGTCACCGTTAATGACACCTACATCTAAGGAGGGTCTGTGGCTTACAAGGTCTGCATCGTAGATACTGGCTCCTGGTCCAAGCTCACCGACATCGAGCCGCTCTCCGGATCCTGGGCGCGGGCGCTGAATACGGGCCGCAGCGGGTCGATGACGCTGAAAGCGGGCGATGACGGGTCGCTGGGACCGGTCATCCGATCCACCACGTGGCCTTTGGAAACGTTGGTGGTGGTCGAGTCTGCTTCCCGAATCGAGTTTGCCGGGTTCGTGACCACGACCAAGTACGCGTGGAAAACGAAACAAGTGACCCTCTCGCTGAACGATATCTGGTGGATCTTCGGAAAACGGTTCCTCCTGGATAATCGGACGAGCTCGCTCACCCAATCCCAGCTTGATTTCGATAACGTTGATTCGCGCACGCTGGCAAAGAGGGCTATCGAGTTCGGCACCAATGAGGACTCATTCCCGGATTACTACCTGCCGATAGTTCTTCCTCCTGACGCGTCTGGGACGATCAAGCGCACCGTGTACGGGTACGACATGGAAACAATCCAGGACCTCCTGGACGAAGCCATGAACGCCGAGGGCGGCGTGGATCTGGATTTCCGTCCGCGGTGGGCTGCCGATGGCACCCTGGAATGGGTGATGGAAACCAACGCCAACAAGACCCGATTCATTGAATGGGACCTGGACGCAGACGAACACAACGTCACTGACTTCGATTTCACTATCGAAGGCCAAGGAATAGGCAACATCGTCTACGGGCTGGGCGAAGGATCCGAAGTGGATATGAAAGTCCACGCGGCCAAGACCCCCGATTCCGTGTACCTCGCTCTTGAACGAACCGTGTCGTTCAAAGACGTGAAGGACGCAGATGCCCTCCGCCGGCGCACGCTAGGCGAGATGGTGCCAACGAACGGCGCTATCCGGCAGATCAGCATGAGGATCAACGGCGAAGACCGGCCCAACGTCGGAGACCTTTACCTGGGATCCACCGTCCGGTGGAAGGCAGACGACGATCCTTGGTTGCTAGCTGGATGGTCCGGCGAATGGGAGTTGTTGGAGTACTCCGGTTCGATGACTGACTCAGAACTGAAACTTGAGTTCCAAGGTAGGGAAGGGGATTAGGTGGGCAAGCGCAACCTGAATGATCCGAACATCGCCGATATCTTCCGCCGCCTGAAGCGGCTGGAAACGAACACGATGCTTGCTTCGGCCTCGGTGGGCCGTGGTCGCTTGCGCTTCTATGACGGTTCGGTGCTGCTCATTGAGAACGGCGCCCTGAACGTCACGGGTACGGCGACGATTGCCGGCACGTTGCAAGTCACCGGTACAACGAACCTCGTTGGACATACAAACATTTCCGGGCCGCTGAATGTCACCGGCGTGACCAGCATTTCCGGTGAACTTGGCGTGACAGGCCCAACCAACCTAGATGGCGTGACGACGATCAACGGCGAAACAACAATCAACGGTGACACGACCATTACGGGCTTGTTGAACATTACCGGAGATACGAATATCACCGGTTTGCTGGATGTTTCCGGGAACACCACGATCAGTGCTGACCTTGAGCTATTGACTGGTGGGAGATTCATCGCCGGTGAAACGCAGATCGAACCTACGGGCAAAGCGACATTTGGCAACTTCGTTATTGACCCAAATTCGGCCAAGCTGATTGAAGCTCCAGGCGGGTATGTCATCTCAAACGGAGCTGATCAAATCGGGCTTTCTTCGGCTAGTAGTTCGTCTGTGAACTTATCCAGTACTGGTGCCACTCTGGATTACAAGGGGGAATCTACGGTTTCGGCCGTTGCAGGTCGGATAAACCTGTCGTCGGTTCTGACCAACATAGACGGGAACCTTGCCGTTTCTGGAACAATCACGGCCACAGGCAGTGCATTGCTGAACTCGGGGATCCGGGCGAACGCGCTGTCGTCTAACACTGGTGCAGCGAATCTTGTCAGGGCCAGCAACGGCTACTTCTACATCTCGTCTTCTGCTTCCAGATTCAAGCTTGATATTCAGGAGTTCGACGTTCCAGAAACGCTTCTTGAAATCGAGATGGTGGACTGGGTGGACAAGGGCGAAGCGGAAGCAGGTGAGCCGTACCGCCGGATCCCTGGCGTGATCGCTGAGCGCGTGCTCGAAGCAGGAGGGCAGGCTTTCACAACTTGGGACGCTGACGGAGAAATCCAAGGCGTTGACTACGACCGGCTCACCTTAGGTATAACGCAGATTCTGAAGCGTCAGGTTCGAGAGCTTACGCATCGAGTCGAAACGCTGGAAAGCTCTGCTTGATTACTTGAGCATGTCGCAATAAGTGTCTTCACCTATGACCGTGAGGTTCCTATTCAGGTCTTCAGACGACGATACGTTGATTGGTTTTCCGCTCTCGCAGAGGTCGTAAAGTGCCTCAATCGTGTCTGAAGACTTTGGAGCCTTCTTCACTCCGTTCATTTCTGCACGGAGCACCGCAAACTTGGCGAACTTCTCTTCAACAACAGCATTTGGATTGGCCGTTTCAGTCTTCTTGAGAGTCGGTTTGGGTGAGTCGCTTACGACCGCAGCAGGTGAAGACTCTGGTGCTTTTGCCGGTTCGGCTGCAGAGCATCCGACCAGGGCAAGTACAGACACAGCAAGCAAGGATAAAAATTTTGGGCGCATAACCCACAGATTAATCTAAGGAGCAGATAATTGGCAGATCCAAAACCTGAATCCGAGGTAACAATCGAGCAACGTCTCGAAACTCTCGAATCGGAACTCCACGAACGACGACGCTCTGAGGCCGTCAAAGACTCAATCATCTTGGAGTACCAGCAAGCTTTATCGGACGCTCAATTCAAAGTTGCAGTCCTCAACGGACAACTCAAACTCGCAAACCAACCCACCGCTTAGCACGGTGGGTTTCATCATTTAAGGAGGCCGCGTGGCTGCTGTCACCGGGAACCTGAAGGACATTACCGGCGGTACCTTCGGAAGCCGTGAGGGTGTCATCCAATTTACGCTCAACGCCGGAAACATCCGCGTCGGATCAGGAAACGTCATCCCCGACAACACGCGTGAAGTCGTCCCGGACTTCGACACCGGAGCATTCAGCATCAATCTGGAACCGACCGACGTCATGGCTCTTGATGCCTGGTACACCGTATCGGTCCTATGGCTGCAGCAGTCGGATTCCGGGGTCCGGGAGCCGGCCGCGCTGGCCAGCTACGTGGACTTGAAAATCCGAGTCCCATCCAGTGGCGGACGAATCGATGAACTGTGGGACACCGCGGGCGGCGGGGGCACGCCTGGACCGAATAGCAGAGTCGTGTGGGTTTCCCAGACGGCCCCATCGAATCCACACCGGTTCATGCTCTGGCTTCAGCAGGAACCGGGACCCACCCCCGATCCTTTCGATTCGCGTAATACCGGACTTTTGAAGGAGTGGCGCTAAATGGCTTGGGTAGATATTGCTAACCTGACGGGCCCTCCAGGGGATGCGGCAACGATGGCGATCCTGGACAAGACGCCTCGCATCCGCGGCAACGCCGACGGGATGAACCTGAACACTTTGTTTTTGCCGTCCCAGCACTTCGGCTCATGGGAGATTACTTCCTTCGGCGGCGCTACTCCATTGCCTGTCGGTTTTGAAGTACGCGGTCTGCTGACGATCCACGGTGGAACCCAGTTCTCAGTGGTTCAAACCCTGACTGGGCGCAACCAAAACACCACCTGGACACGCACCTGCTACGACAGCTCCGCAGCGACTCCGGTGTGGAGCCCGTGGAAGTCGGACCGCGGCGCGCAGCCCGACGCAGATGGCCGGGACCTGAACGCCATGTTCGAACTCGTGGACTTCGGCATTCACGAAATCATCTACAGCGGTGGCGCCAAGAACATGCCGGCAGGCTTCTTTGGCAAAGGCACCTTGGAAATCAACGGCGGAACCAAGTTCACCGTGACTCAGACTCTCACCTGCCGTGAGCAGGCCACCACGTGGCAACGCGTAGGACAGAATACTTCTCTCGCGACGCCGTTGTGGTCTGACTGGGTCGTACTGTCCAAGCCTCCCATCTCGAATCCTAGCCAAATTGCTATCGGCGATTCCCTCGGGGCCTTGCTGGCCAGCAACGTGGGCACGACGATGCCAGGCATTGGTGTGAGCGGGCGCGGTTGGAACGGCGAGACCAGCGATGGCATCAACATACGCATCGGCGCCAAGCGCACCGTGTGGAAAGTTACCGGCGGGTCGATCCCTGCCAGCGGCAGCATTGCCATCACCACGGACATGAACCTGGATCTGACCGCTTCCGTCTCGTTCTACACCGGGCACCTGAACGGGATTGCCGGGAAGATCGACTGGAATCCCACTGATGGTTCGTTCGTGTTCACGCGAGACGCAGCTGGTTCGGCTGTACCGTCCAGCGGGAAAGTGCTGTTCGAGCCTCGGTGGACTGCCCAGGTGCAGTTCATGACCTTCAACATCACGATGGGCCGCAATGACCTGTCCCTTGATGCGGTGGGTGCTGACGTTGACACCGTCACCCATATCAAGGCCAACTATCGCGAGCTCACCGACTGGATCATGGCAGAGCGCAAGCGTGCGCTGGTTCTGGGAACCTTGAACCGAACCACCGAACCCATCGGCCATGTGAATCACACGCGGATCCTTGAGCTCGAATCGTGGATGCGGGACACCTACCCGGGGTCTTATCTTCCGTGGCGTCGGTACATCATCGACCAGGTGATCTACGATCTGGGGATTACTCCGACGGCTGGGGACTTGGCGAACATGGCGAATGATTGCCCGCCACCGTCGGTCATGACTGACATCACGCACCCGACTGCCGCAGCTGCCAACAAGACCTGGGAGAAGCTGATCCGTCCTTGGCAGCTGGCGAAGGGATGGATCTGATGGCGGACTTCAAAACCAGGTGGTGCCATGCCTCCTATTCCTGAATTCCTCGGTGGCCCTAATGGCTGGATGTTCTGGATCTGCGCGCTGATTCTCCTGGGCGGGCTGCTGTGGAAACCTGCCAGGGGATTCCTGAAGATCGTCAAAACCCTACTGGCCTTCTCGGAAGACTGGAACGGCACCGAGGATCGATTGGACAAGTCCGGGGCGGTCATAGAAAAAGGCCGCCCCGGAGTCCCAGCCCTACTCGAAACTGTGCGCTCGCAGGTCCAGAATTCACACAACACAAACATGCGTGACGACGTAGACAAGGTCATCGATATTTCAGAGCAGAACGTCACGGCGATTACCCACTTGGCGGCGAAGCTCGACAAGCACATCTCCGAAGCTGACAGATCCGTTACCAAGCAAGATGAGAACATTGCCAAGATCGCCGAGGATGTCGGCAAATTGAAATCTAAGTACGCACCAGAAACCTAAGCCACCCTGAGCGGTGGCTTTTCTCATGCCCAGGCGCAAACCGTGCCTGGGCTTTTCCGTATCCGAAAGGACTCGCTCATGAGCGACATCAAAGACCCCGAAGCCGGCAATAGCGTCACGGCTGAGGACATCCCCGACGAAGACCAGACTTTGGACTGGGACGTGAAGCGCTTCGGCCACATGATCGACCACGCCTCCGATGAAGGCCCCGCCACGGTAGTGGCCGGATCCGGCGAAGAAGAAGGAGACTAACCATGCCACGTATAACTACACTCGTCCGGCACCTTGAAGCCCGCGGCCTGAAAGTCGAGTACGTGCCAGGATGGTCCACTCGCGGTTCGTCCTCGTTCAATCCCAAGGGCGTGATGGATCACTGGACAGCCGGCTCGAAGGGATCCACGACGCGTCCGTCGCTTCGCGTTGTCACTAACGGCCGCCCAGGTCTGCCTGGCCCGCTCTGCAATGTGTACCTGGACCGCCGAGGCGTGGCCGTGATTGTGGCGGCCGGCCGGGCGAACCACGCCGGGTACGGATCCTGGAAGGGCTACACCGGCAACACGTACTTCTTCGGCATCGAGGCCGAAGCCGCTGGCCCGTCGGACTGGACCGACGAGCAGCGCGAGGCGTATCCAAAGCTGAACGCGGCCCTGCTGGACGCGATCAAGCAGGATGATGCGTCGTTCGTCTGTGGCCACTCCGAGTATGCGCTGCCTCGCGGCCGCAAGATCGACATAAATGGCTACTCGATGGACAACATGCGCGCCCAGACTCAGGCCGTGCTGCGGGGCCAGAAGCCGAGCACCAAGCCTTCCGGATCTTCCAAGCCGAAACCGGAGTCGAAGCCAAAGCCGAAGCCGGTGAAGAAGCAGTTGAACTCGACCCCGCCCGATGGGTCCACGGTCTTCCCTACGGATTATGAGGATCTGATCCTGGACAAGGACTTCGGAAAGATCACCGTCGGTGCTTTCCAGATCCTGATGGAAGCGGTCAAGATCGGCGTTCGGTACAACGAGCGCTGGGACGGCGAGTGGCGCCAGCGCACCATCAAGGACGCGATGGAGTGGCTGCAGGCCAACGGCTACTACAAGGTGACCCAGCATGCACGCGCCGGGGTTCCTAAGGGCACTCCGCTCAAGGTCGATGGCGGCGACGGTTACTGGTTCTGGTACGAGCTGCAGCGCTTCCTCAAGGCCCGCGGCTTCTACAACAAGACCAACAAGGGCGTGCCGTTGAAGCTGGACGGCGACCCGGAAGGCTGGACCATTCACGGGTTCCAGCGCTACATCAACACGAACAACGGAGAGTAGAACATGTCCGAAGCATTCATGGCCCTCTGGGCCTCCATTGTCCGCACCGTGGTGCCGATCGTTGTCGGCGCCGTGCTTGGCTGGTTCGCAAGCGTGAACATCACCCTCGACCCTGAGTTTGGAGGCCTGCTCACCGCGCTGCTCACTACCTTGCTGACCGTGATCTACTACGTGGCCGTGCGACTCTTCGAAACTTACATCAGCCCTGAGATCGGTTGGTTGCTTGGTTATGCGAAGACCCCGGACTCGTATTCGAAAGACCAGCAGGGAAGGTACGAAGCCGAATAGAATCAAAATACCGCCCCACCCTCATAGCGAGGGCGGGGCGGTATTTTGCGTTTGTAGTCGTCGAAGGAATGCCTAATCTTCGTCGATGACTTGACCAGAAGCCAAAAGGCCAGAGAAATAGTCGTCGATCTCTCCCCGAGTGATCTCTTCATTTCTTCTTGCACCTTGACCGCAGCGTTCCCATGCTACGGCCCACGGTGATTCGTTATGAGTGAGATTGCGCAAAGCCCAGCCGGAGCGTTTCCCGTAAAGGCTGATTACCATTTCGGCGATAGCCTTTTCCTGTTTGTCCAGGCGATCGGGATTTCCATCTTTCCATTCGTCGACTGAAGACTTCAGTCGGTGGCTTTGGTAGATGTCAACAACGACGGGACCATGCATCCACGCTTCTGTACGATCTCGGAAGATAGGTTTGTCGCGAAGTGCCATACTCCAGCCATTGCAGTAGTACAAAAGCTTCTGCAGTTTAAGCGTTTCGATGCGGCCAAGTTTGAGGATGAGATAGGCCGCGAGATCATTTGCTTGTCGAGTGCCATGCAT